CACCAGTTGGAGCAACTTCGGGACCTCGAGATTCCATTTGCTCCGCATTCTCGAAAAAATCAACATCATTAAAATCTGACATTACGCACTCTCCTTATTTTCGATATTAATAGAAAACCCTAACTTTTCAATTAGGGCAGTTAGATTGGGTTCCTCAAAGGCTTCTAGCTTGCCGCTACGATCTTTGGCTGTGTAGCCTTGACCTATCCTCGTTTGTAACCACCTTTCCGCTACAGCATTACCGTCATCATCTTGACCGTCAATAATACGTAGGGCCAAAACCTCGTCAAAGAAATACGTGATTGCATCTCCTAGAGGTTTGCTTGCCATTTTAGGTCCAAAGAAAAACACGCCATCATTATTATCTTTACCTTCTTTGCAAAGAAATAAAACGTGAGTATCTAGATCCCTAAATGATCTCATTAGACTTGTAACAGCTTCACTTACGTTCTGGTAAGCCATTCTTCCGTCTTTGTTTCTGCTTTTCTCATGTACCAGTAAGATCTCTGAAATCTCTGAAACTGAGTCTAAACACACGCTATCATAGGATAATTCACCAGATGCTAGAGCGGCATATACCTCCCTTAAATCATCATAACTCTTTACCTCGATAGCTGACACATTAGGTGCGTCTTTAATAGAAAGCAATCCAGCTTCTGCACTTATGACTAATACGTTGCCTGGCATACTTTGTGTTGCGTATGTTTTTCCGGCTCCGGCTTGACCATAAATTAGAAGCTTGGCTCCCTGTTGATCCACCATTTTATCTGGTGTCTTTATTTTATCTTTTAACTCGCTCATAACTACCCTCCTTTTGTATGTGTAAAAATGAACTTGATAATTATAACCTAAGAAACTACAATATGTAAATCATATTATTTAGGAGATGTATATGAAAAAACAAATTGATAAAACTTGGTTAGCAAATTACTATTTCAGGACCAAGACTATTGCAACAAAAAAATTAAAGGAGCTTAATACTATGGGCGTACAACCTAACCATAAAGAAAGAAAAATAGATCACTACACATTACCTGTTTACATTAAATTTTTAGGATACAAAAAAGCCGCAGAGGATTTTAAATGCTCAGAAGCTACTTGTAAGTCTTGGAGATATGGATATAGGCAACCGTCTATAGCGCAAGCTAAACAAATTATAAAGGCAACAGAAGGAAGATTGGATTTTGAATCTATTTACGGTTTAGTATCTGATATTTTAGAAGAACAGGAATAGCATGTTCCAGCTCAATATTACCGAGGATGACTCGTCCTTGGATATTGCTCTGGCTTATTATGATGATGGATATAATGTAGTACCTTTACAAAGATCGAATAAGAAACCACCACCATTTTTAAAAGGCTGGGAACAATATAAGGAAACAAGACCTGAAAGGGAGCTTGTAGAGTCTTGGTTTAAAGATAGGGACAATTTAGTAGTAGCATTAGTTTGCGGCAAATTTGTTGTAGTTGACGCAGATTCTCCAGAAGCTATGGATTGGGTAGAAAAGAACTTACCTGCATGTCCGTACAAAGTAATTACGGGTAAAGGTATGCATTACTACTATAACAACCCAGAAAATTACACTACGTTTGCTACAAGGCGAACCAACACAACCCCTATAGAAAGATTAATAGATATTAGAGGTGTAGGTGGTCTTATTATTGCACCATACAACCGTCATGCTAATGGTCAGGTATATAGGCCTGTCATGATCCCAGATTGGAAACTTCACGACTATAAAGATTTACCGGATTTTACAGAGAAAGAATACTTACAGATAACAGGCGTACCTAAGATTGAAAGCAGCAGACAAACGGCTCCTTTTTCTTTAGATGGAGTATTGGAAGGATCTAGAAATGATGGAGCAGCAAGAATAGCAGGATATTTAATATCTAAAAACGTAAATCTAGAATTTGTAAGAGTGTTCTTACAGAACTGGAACAAAAATAACAACCCACCATTACCGCAACAAGAAATTGATTCTGTTGTAGATAATGTAAAAAAGACACATGACCGCAAGAATCAGATAGCTCCATTATTTACACAATCAACTGAAAACATTAAACGTCCTGAAGATCTATTTTCACCACCTGGTTTACTACAGAATATGTTTGATTTTTGTGAGGATATAGCACAAGTGCCACAACCGGAACTATCTCTTGTTGGCGCTTTGGCTTTAGCAAGTGTTACCTGCGGTCGTTTATACAGAACTAACATGAATAACTTCTCAAGCATGTACTTTATGGGCGTTGCTAAATCAGGACAGGGGAAGGAAAACATAAAGACATTTATTGAATCTGTATTAAATGCCTCAGATCAAGAAAAACTTGTAGTTGGTGATGGATATACATCTAGCGGAGCCGTACATTCTGTTTTGAAGATCAGACCTACCCAAATAACGATTATGGACGAGTTTGGGAAACGTTTAGAGGCAATCAGTAATGCTGGTAACACTAACAAAGAAGATGGCATACAGACGCTTATGGAGGCTTGGGGAAGGTGTCATGGGACTCTACGACCAGATAACTACTCTTTAATGGCCGTACAGGAAGAATATAAAGAGAAAATGATGAATAGAGTCACATACAAGCCAGCTATTACATTAGTTGGATTGTCTGTACCTAAGAACTTTTATGGGGCTTTAAATAGCGGAAGGATAGCAGATGGATTTCTTAACCGTTTCGTTGTGGTTGAATCTAATGAACCAAGAAGAGTTGGAGCATTAAAAAGATATACAGAACCACCTATAAATATAGTTAATTGGGTTAATTATGTGCGTAGATTAAAAGGTACTTTATCTGATGCATCTAGGGAAAATGCAGAGTTAGATATAAATCAAACCGTATTAGATTTTGATAGGCAATCAGAAGAGTTATTACAAGACTTTGCAAGAGAGATTATTAAACGACAAGACATACTTGAAAAAGATAATTTAGAACCATTACTTAGTAGATCTAAAGAGAAGGCTATGAGATTAGCTTTGCTTTGCACGTTAGCTTCTAGTGCTGATTCAAAGAAGATAACCGCAGATGTGACCAAATGGGCTATAGATTATATTAGATACTACGATCTTATGTTTATAGAAGCTTGTAGGGACAAGGTAGCTAGTTCTGCAACAGAGTCTAAGATCAAGCAAGTATTGTCATACATTAGATCTAGGAATGGAGAAGGTATATCTAAGAGAGAGGTTGATAGGCACGAATTGTTTAGAAGCATGAAGTCTTATGAAGTAAAAGAGATTATAGAACGGTTAAAAAACGCTGGAGAAATCCAGGAAATTGAAATTAAAGTTGGGGGCAAAGGCAGACCTACTAAAAGGTTTGTTGCTGTAGATCCTAATTTCTTTGAAGAATGAAATTGCAGACAATACCTATTTCAATTAAGGATGCGAATTTATTTGTAGAAAATTTTCATAGACATAATAAACCAGTCAGGGGTGCTAAGTTTTCTATAGGTGCATCTTATGAGGATAAATTAGTTGGCGTTGCAATAGTTGGTAGGCCTGTAGCAAGAAGATTAGATGATGGTTTTACTGCTGAAGCTGTTCGTGTATGCGTTATTAGTGAAGCACCAAAAAATACTAATTCATTTTTATACGGAAGGATTTGGAGAATCTGGCAACAAATGGGAGGCAAACGCATGATTACTTATACTTTACAAAGTGAATCAGGATCTTCTTTGAAAGGAGCTGGATACAAAATAATTGGAGAAACTGGTGGGTGGGAAAAAGGCAAAGGTTGGACAACAAGACCTGGTAGAGAATGGCAGCCTGTAGTCGGACAAATGAAATTTAAGTGGGAAAGGGAGTAAATATGAAAACACCATCATTTGAAACTAGAGACGATCAGAAAAGAGAAGAAAGAGTAGCGGGATTTTTAGAAGGACTTTGGAGCGTAACTTGCCATAAATTACCAGTAAGTTACTCATTAGATTATTGGATAGAATCAAACGAAAAAAATTATTGGTGTGAGGTCAAATGTCGCACTTTTACTTTTGACAAGTACGATACTTTAATTATATCTACCAATAAACTACGCAGAGGATCTTCGTTTGCTTTAGCTACCGGAATACCATTTATTATTGTGTATGCTATGACTGACGGTATTTACATGCATGAATGGGACAAAGACGCTACGTATGATGTAAGAATGAACGTAAGTGATAACCCTACGTATGATGAAGATAACGAACCTTACATACACATACCGCAAGAAGACTGGGTATGTTTGTCAGATAAACCTTTAGGAATGGACCGTAATGAAATAGGTTTCTAACCTAACCTAGAAGGCCTACCAAACAACTGTTCGTCTAGTGCCAACCTGTCTTGTGATAAAGGACTTGTAGTTGGCATTTGAGTTCTTGATACATCTGGCAAAGGAATACTAGGAGTTGGGGCCTGTGTAGTTCTTAAAGATTGTTGTGCTTGACCTGCCGCTTCCTGTGTTTTTTCGGTAGTTGATCTTATTAATTTTCTAATTTGATCTGCAAAACCTTCTTCTTCTGCTTCATTAGCAGCATCTTCTACAATCTTTTCGGTTTCAGATCCTATAATCTCTGCTTCACCATTTATGTATCTTACACCAGCT